GGCAACTTTATCGTCTTTTTTACTACCATTTTTTCTACTTGCCTCAATTCCAAATGTACTAATTGCAGCAGTCAGTAAGCTCGCAGGGAACGTGATATCTTTTGGTTCATTACTATAACCAGGGAGTTCTATGTAGTTGAGAGATACTATAAAACCACTCCAGACAACAACACCCAAACGAACAAATAAACTAATAACTGCTAACTGTTCTTCTTTATCATCTAATCCTTCTTTAAGTTTCTGTAGAGGATTTTTCTTCTTTTCTTCTGTCATAACTTGTTTTATTAGTCATACTAGACATAATTACGGATTTAAGCAAATGACAGAAGTACAGGCAGCTTTGTTAGGAGCAGCAGCTACCGCATTTGTTATGGTTTTGTCAAACATGAGTAATCGTAGAGAACGTACCATAATAGATATTTACAACAGACTAAACCAGTTATCGCAAGCGGTTAGCAGGTTAGAAGGACAAAACCGATAATGTTTGTTATGTTTGGAATAGAAAACATAAGCAAATGCTAAAAATTTTTAAACCTATCCTTCTTGTTTTTATAAAATCAAAAGCAATGAAAAGGTTAATAATGGA